GGCTTACTGCCGCTAACATCGTGCAGCAAGCCTTTAGGAAGGCTGCGGACCATTTCCTCCTGAACGATCCTCGTTCCTCGTCTTCCCTAGGGGGGACGAAGACCGTGGACCTGTCAAAGGAGGAAGGTCCCTGGTACTCCCAGGATTTGACCTTTGCGACCGATTGCCACGGATTTTGGGCCCAGCGGGTACTATATGAAGAGATAGTCCCCTATGTGCCTGAACTCCGTCGCTGGGAAAAGTTTATTCCTATCCTTTTCGGTCCGCGCTTGCTCCTAAGGCGAGATGACTTCCAAGCCATTAATCATGGCGAAGCTCCTGACCTTCGGTTTGCAAGGATAGTGCCTAAGCCTGGCGTCGTACTGAAGAAGGGAACGAATACCCCTCTCCCGATGTACGCCAATCTTTTTGCGGCACTAGGCTATGAAGGCGTGTCCTGTTTCGAGAAAACCTGGCACGACTTCACGGCCCAAGATGGGCCTCTGCCCCTCGACCTGTTCCCCACTTTTTCCCGCACCGCGGAAGGCAGCCAAGGCTGCCTACCTTTGGAGCTAGGAGAGAGGCCAGGACCAGAGATCGAGGCTGAGTGGGCTAGTGGGAAAAACCCCCTGGGAGCCGTCGAGTTCTTTATCCAAGACCACATGGCCGAGGATCTAGAACGTTCGTTCGACGAATTCCTGAGGAATTTTGACCACTTGTTCCCCCACCCCCGCTGGAACAAGGCCAGTGCGGGCGACCCTTTCCACCAGCTCCACCCCCGCGAGGGGGAGGGGCAGGCGGAGCACATTGGGTTCTACCCGCACAAGGCGCCTACTCCCGATGACCCTTTCCTTACCCCGTCCGATCTCGCTCAGTACGCTGAGGATTTCGATACGTGGTTGGATCGGGTAGGGACGGCGCCTGGCACTGTCACCAAGCGTGGGGCGATGATGGGAGAACCCACCAGCTGGGCGGTATTGCCCCTCGTGACCTTCTATGCATTAGAGAAGGCAGGAACGAAGAAGGCCATCACTACGGGTGATGACGCACTTGTTCCGTCTCGGTCCCCTATGCAGAAGAAGTTGTACGACGCAGCCCTGGAATCCCTTGGCGGCGTGATATCCAAGCCTAAAAGCTTCTATCACGCCGAAAAGGGCCTGTTCTGCGAGGCACCTTATGTGAACGGCAAAGCCAAGCCGTTCTATCTCCTGAGCTACTGGACGGCTCCCCGCGGGGGCACGAAGGGTGAGGTTAACTGGTATAACCTTCCTTCGGCCTTCAAGGGTAGTCTTCAGAGCCAGGGGATTCCCACAGACAGGGAAACTTTGAGAAAGAAAGGTCTTTTCAAATACTCGAAGTTTGCTAGAGTGTGGGAGGCTGCCTGCGAGCTAGGTATTCCACTTGGTGCGCCCGAGTTCATGGGGGGGATTGACCACCCCTTGTACCGGATGACTCCCAAGAGGAACATCTGGCAATGGTTTGCCTATTTGAGTTCCATTCCTCTGGAGAAACTGATTCTTTACGGCGGACTTTCATTAGTTCCGACCGCAGAGACCCGGGATCTCCCTGGACTCGAGATGCAGTACAAATTGAGAATCTCTCGCGAGAAGACCAACGTGAACGGCATTTCGGTCAAAGAGGTTATGGACTCTCTTAGGAATCCAGCAGGTAGCCTAGAGCTATTTAGACGAGGTTGGAAGGGAAACCTTACTCATGCCCCGTCTACGCTGGGTCTATCTCAACGGCTG